TCAGCGCAGCGCTTTCGCCAGGGCCCGCTCGATGTTCGCCTCTAGGCGCGCGTCGTCCTCGGCAACACGCCGAACGACTTCGTGAAACTGGAAGCGCACGCGGTACTGAGGCTGGCGGACGAAAGCGAGGACCATAGTCAACGTCCGTCCACGGCGCTCGGCGATGCCAATCGGCCGGCGGCCACGGCGCATCACGAAGTACGCCAGTTGGTGTCCCTTCGCCAGGGAGCGCGCCGACTGAGTGGCGTTTCCTTTGAACCCCGCTCGGTATTCCAGGGCGCCCAGGCCGGAGAGGATCTGGATCATCTGGCCGCGGCTCATGTTGCCGTACTGGTCCAGCCGGGCGCCCTCCGCTGGAACGACGAACATGCCCGCAGGCAGAATGCCCCGGGCCCGGAGGTTCCGCTCCGACGCCTTGTCCACCCTCGGCCCCCCGAAGACTTGGGGAGCCACCCAGTCCTCCGGCGCCTGCCCCTTCGAGGCATGGTCCTTTTCGTCCTTCACCCACAAGGCCGCCTCAAGGCGGCGCGAGGTGGCATGCAGGATGCGGATGGCGTTGCGGGTGAACGGTGTCGGCCGGTCGAAGACCTGGTCGATCTCCCCGACCAGCGCCTGATTCGCCTGGTTCGCCGTGTGGTTCAAGGCGTCGGCCAAAGCCCGGCTTGGTAATTCACCCTCAAGCATACGGAGCGAGATCATCGCGTCATCCAAACCATCAATCGAAAGCCCTCTCATCCCTCTCATTTGCGTCCTCCTAAGCAGACATGACATCTAATGCCGTTGCATCTACAAGGGGGCAGAGACATTCATGTACTATTAGCGATTTATATTACCGAGGAAACTGTAATGGACTACGTAGGCGGGCTTTGCTCAATCATGGCTTTAGTTATTGGATACTTCGCACTCAACAGAGAGAACAGAGAAGATCTAAAATCTGCTGTACGAAGCATGCTTAGCCACATAAAGCGCAGCTCTAGAATTCTGGGCTACATATTAGCAGTAGGTTTGGCCCTAACCGGCACCGCCGGAATAGCAACTGAGTCTTTCTTTAACATAATGGAGTTTCTTGACGCAGAAACGCCCATAACACGCCCAGAAATAATCAAACTTCTAGTTAACGCCTTTAATTTCGTAATGTATGCGATCTATTTTATAGCAGGATCAATTATTTTAATCGCGTATGTTCAGAACAAAGCTAAGCAAAAAGCAGTACCAGAAACAGCACTTACTGGCGAGCCGCCTGCCTCAGGCAACAGCGAAAACAGACCGTAACCTACATCTGGCAGGGAACGGTGAACGCGCTTTTACGAAGAGCCTGTTCCATCATGCCCCCCAGCCTTACGCGCCAACCACCGGGTATAGAACCCTGATGCCACGTCGGCGCCGAGGCACGCGACCACGCTACCGAGCGCGGCGGCAACCGGCAGCCCCGCACCGCTCGCCGTCGCGAGCAACACCGAGGCCAGGCCGAACACCACCGACGCCCCCGAGCGCAGCAGGACACGTTTCAGCAGATCGCTGACCGTCAGCCCTGCCGCCTCGGCGCGCCACAGCTCCCCGGACAGGCCGGCCATCGACACCAGCACGAACAGCCAGGTCGGAATATCGCTCAGCGTCTGCTGAACGTCGTTCTCTGTCGCCATGTTCACCTCGGTCTGAGTAGGCGGCCCGTCCCTGGACCCGACGCCCCGCCAGGGAGGCCAAAGGCGCCGAAGTCGAGCCAATAAAAAACCCGGCGCGATGGCCGGGTTCCGATGATGTGGAGCGTGTGCCTCAGTGGCGCACCTCTACGAGAGTGCCTACTTTTTACCCCCAAAGTGTCATGGCAACAACCCCGTTTCATTGCCACCCTGCGAATATCCCATGAACGCCTTGGTAATCCCTGGCGAATACTCGGTGAATATCTGCCTACGGTTATCAAGCGCCTCCGGCGCTGTCCTACTGGTCAGTAGGTGGGTCAGCAGGTGGGACAGATAACCCATTGATTTATATGGCGCTGTCCTACTGTCCCACTTGTCCTACTACTTTCTACGCATATAAGAGAAGAATAATAAGAGCGCGCGCTACGCGCGTGCGCGCGATGCGTGCCTATGTGCGGGCGGGTGCGTGAAAGGTGGGACAGTGGGACAGCCCCAGCAGTGACGGGGCTTTGCGCTGTCCCGCCTCGAAAAACGAAGCGGGACAGAGTAGGACGGTGGGACAGCGCCCGGCCAAGTCAGGCCGCCCGCCGCAGCAGGATTTCTGCGATGGCCGCGTGGGCCAGATCGAGCCTGCGGTAATACTGGCGTTTGCCACATCCGCATGCTGCCCACTTCATCGGGTCCGACATGTCGTAATCCGTGTAATGCAAGCGCACCACCCGCTCGATGGGCGGCGGAAGGTGCTTGTTCACGATCAGCTCAATGTCCGCCGTGCGATCCAGAGGACAGCGAGCCCCCGCCGTGGAGCGAGTCAGGTTTCCCCTTGTCGCCATCAGCATAGCAATCACATTGCTCCCGCCGCTAGCGTTCCCGGCAGAGCCTACGCCATTCGGCGGGTGCAACTCGGCGGCCCAGGTCCGTAGCATCTCGTCAATTGGCTTGATCAAAATGCGGCCTCCCTCTGCGTCGGCTGTCCCTTCCACGACGGCGGCCGCTCGTAGCCCCACGGTCGCACCGGCGACTTACCGGATGCGGGTAGACGTCTGCGCCGCCAGCCCAGCCGGTGCATGATGTGGCCAACTCGCATCTGCTCCGGCTTGCCCCAGTGCCCGTAATCCAGATTGAGCGCTTCGCCCAAGATAGCCGCACTGGTCACGGTCTCGCCGACGTATCCCTCAAGCCAGCCGATCAGCTTGTGCTCCCAGGCGTCAACCGTGTAGCGCTTGTCCTGCTCCTCCTCGAACAGCGCTCGCTCCTCCCGCGAAACCCACCACGGATCGCCGGCCCGGTAGCAGAACAGTGCTTCGGCCCATAGCTGGTCCCGGATCTCGCGCAACAGGTCAAGATCCACCTTCGTGCAGAGGACCGGCCAGTATCGACGGTTGCCGGTGGTGTCTTTCAGGTACTCGTCCTGGTTGGTCGTACCCACGAAAACACACTGTCGTGGCACATCGCGGGTTCTGCGGCCGTAGCTCTCGCGGAAGGTATCGACCGAGGCCGAAAAGAACTGCTTTGCCTTCGTGCTGTCGGCTTTGTTGAACGCATCCAACTCGCCCAGCTCGCTGATCCACTTGCCGCGCAACATCTGGAACGTCTCTTTGTCACCGAGCACGAACGGGGTATCCATGAACCACTCGCCGCCCAGCACCGACATGGCGGTCGACTTGCCTTCGCCCTGCAACCCTTCGAGGATCAGCACCGTATCCATCTTGCAGCCCGGGCGCATAACACGCGCAACAGCGCCGATCAGCCAGCGCTTGCCGGCCTTCATCGAGTACGGGGTCTCCTCCACGCCCAGGGCCCTGTTCAGCCAATGCTCGATCCGCGGCGTACCGTCCCACTCCAGGCCCTCAAGGTACGCCCGCACCGGGTGAAAGCTGTTCTTGCTGGCCACCACCGACACCGCTTCCAGCACCGGCGGCACCTTCGTCAGCAAACCGTACTGCTGGGCCAGCCACTCGCACGCCAGCATGTCGTCCAGATCTGTCCACTCCCCCGTACCACCACCATAGGGCGGCGTCCGCAGCTTCATGGTCTTGGCGCTGAACTCGTCGTAGCCGAGCACTCCGTGCCAGCGCTCATCGTTCTGTAGGATCAGACTGATGTTCACCATGTGCGCCGCCAGGCCGCCGCCCTTGATCCGCAGAAGGCAGTCACGCCAGCCACCCTCAGCGGGTGGCCGGACTACCGCCATGACCTGGGCGCGAACCACCTCCAGCCCCTCGGCACAGTGCAGGTCGTTGAAGTCAGTCCAGCCCTCCTCGCGCTCGCTGCCGAAGCGAGGGAGCACGAACTGGCCGCCAAGGATCGTGGCGGCGTTCTCCGCAGCCTGAGCGCCCGGATTCCAAGGCGCCCCGTCCTGGCGGGTGGTCTTCCAGTCGTCATCGCCGCAGAAGATCAACGGCCGAGACGGATACTCGGTCTGCATCGCCTTGCCGACCGGCAGCAGGTTGCCGGCATCGAAGGCAATAGCCACCGCACAGCCCGTCGCCATATGCAGGCTGACGCCGGTCGCGTACCCCTCGGCAATCAGCACCGGCTCGCCGGGTTCGGGGCGCGGACCGATCAGGCAGAACGCTCCTTCCTTCTGCATGCCATAGGGCCAATACGCCTTGTCCCGGCCGGTATCGGGCTGCTTCTCGGGGTAGATGATTTGCAGTCCCACCAGTCCCTTGAAGGTCCGCATGGGCACCATGAAACGCCCGCCGTAGCCGTAGCGACCGCCGATCCCGACGATCTGCTTGCGGTCGAGATACGGCGCCTTGCCCTTCTCCGATAGCCGTTCCCACAACCGCGCTGCGCCCTGGGCGGCACGCATCGCTGCATAGGCGGCCTTCGCTGCCGCCTTGCGCTTGGCCTCTTCCTGCCGCGCATGCATCAGCTCGCGCTCCTCGGCAGTCAGGCGAACACCCTTGAGCTTGAATTTCTCGTTGAGATCCTGCCGCCAGTTGCCGAAGCGCCCGAAATAGAGGGTCTTGCCGCTGGCAGTGGTGTATTCGTGCAGGACGTACCAGCCAGTTGCCTCCCCGTTCCGGTCGCCCTCGACCTTGCAGCGCACCAGCTTCCCGAACACCCAGCCCGGGCTCCGCTTGGTGAAGGGTTCAATTCCATGGTCTCGAAGCTGATTCAGCACTTCGTCCAAGGCTTCGTTACTCACCGGCGCCCCCTCCGCTCGTTGAAGGACTGGCATTCAATGCAGGTTTGGCACCCCGGCACAGCTTCGCGACGGCGCGGCGGGATCGGCTCGCCGCAGCACTCGCACTCATGAGCCGATTCGCCAGCCACTACCAGCGCTCGGGCAGCCAACGCCGCCTCCATGCGCTCCAGCACCAGGTCATTGGCGTGATCCGCGATATCAGCCATTGGCCACCTCCCCGCGTTCGGCGCCCTTGGTGGTCTGGTGGACGTAGCGAGCCCGCTCGTAGAGGCCAACCGCCGCGCGGATGATGCTCATCGCCAGCTTTTGGGTTTCGGCCAGCTCGGCCGCATCGATGCGGCCGTCCTCGATATGGCGCGCGATGGTGGTTGCCGCATTGGCCGACGTGTGCAGGATCTCGCCGGCGCCGGCAATCAGGCTGGCCGGCACATCCTCGAACTGAAGCGGCGAAACGAAGAACCACAGGCTGTCGCCCAGCTCGGCATGCAGCGCATCGAGCACGACCGCCCGCCCCTCGGCCGACACGTACCGCAGGAAGTCGAGCACGTCGTAGATGTTGAGGATGTGGCTGGTGTGGCTGGGATCGAACTTGTGGGAGGTGGTGGAGACGCTGCGGCCGGTGGAGTGCGCGAAGCCGGTAATGCCGCCGTGGCACATGCGTTGATTGCGGGCAACGAGGTTGAGCGCTTCGCCCAAGGGAAGCACCTCGCGGCCCATCCGCTCGAACTGATCGGCGAATGAAGGTCGGGACATGGCAATTATTCCTGTTTACTGCCAGTGCCACGACGCCACCAACCTTGTTAGAGTAGGCGCCGTGGTCACATTGCATGGTGGTCACAAGGCAGATGGCCGCTCTGTGGTGGAAACGCCATCTGCCACGATGGCCGGGTGATCGGTATCCCTGATCACCCGACCGTTACAGCCAGCAGCTCTGTGGTGGAGAGGCTGGCAACCCCTAGGCATCCGTGCTTCGGGTCTGGGAAGCTCGGCCGGCTGTGGTGGTACTTAGCGTGCTGCTCCAGCCGGCCTGGCTCCCCTCCCTCGGTGGTGGCGAGGGACTAAGCTGCTTTCCTAGAGTGCTTATCTGGAAGTGGAAATAGGTCTGGCAGGTCCGGCCGTAATTCATGTGCAGCAACAGCACCTTTGCATGCTCGCACTACAGCAGGCACACGCTCAGCAGGCACCCCGCGCTTTTTCCATTGGGAAACAGCCATCGGGCTAAGCCCCATTGCTTGCGCGAGCGCCCGTCCACCTCCAGCAGCGCTAATCGCCTTTTCCAATGCAGATTGATCCATAAACGCACCGTTTTCTTCGCATTCGTTAATACACATTACGTTTATTTAAACGCAATGTCTACCCCTGTAAACTCTGAGTTTATGAGCACATCCGGCACCAGATTGCGCGGCCTCCTCGATGAGAGAGGAATCGCCTATAGCGAGTTCGCAGCAGCGCTAGGCGTTGAGCCCCAACACGTCAACAATTGGTTCAAGCGCGGGATTCCAAAGGCCCGCGTTTTCGCTATTGCTGACGCACTAGCCGTCAATCCTCGCTGGCTGAGCGATGGAACAGTTAGCGAATCTCCATCGAATTCCCTAGCCACAGGCGGTGAAAGCTCCCTGCTCTCTCCCCTCGATCCCTGGGATGACAGAACGCCCCTAGAACCGGACGAGGTTGAAGTGCCGCTGTACAAGGAAGTTGAGCTATCCGCCGGAGCCGGCCGAACAGCGGTGCGTGAGATTAAGGGGAGAAAGCTGCGATTCTCCTACGCTACGCTTCGAAATGCCGGAGTCTCCCCTTCGGCGGCTTTCTGCGCCACGGTCAGCGGGAACAGCATGGAGCCATTGATTATGAATGGCGCCACCATCGGAGTGGACAAGAGCGCAACCCGCATTCTGGACGGCGAAATCTACGCCCTTGAACATGACGGAATGCTACGAGTGAAATACCTATATCGCCTGCCAGCGGGCGGTATGCGCCTGCGGAGCTTCAACACAACAGAGCACCCAGACGAAGAATACTCAGCCGAGCAGATCGAGACCCAACAAATCCGAATCCTTGGCTGGGTATTTTGGTGGTCGACGCTCCGAAAAAAGAAAGGCCTTGCCTTCGACCAATAAACAAAATAAACAAAACGTATTGACCCAGCTTTAAACGTTGCGTTTAATTACCTCGACTCTCCACCACAGAGACGAGGTAACACCATGCAACGTTCCGCCACGGTACACGTCCACCCGGCCTGTACCTCCTCCCCCCAACAGATCCAACGCCTCCAGGCCGACACTGGCTGCCTTGTCGTCATCTTCAACGGCAAAGCTCAGCTTGTAGCCAGCCGTTCCTCGGGCCGCCGTCATGCGGTAACTGCAACCTCCCCGTTTGGAGGTGACGCGGCATGACCTACGCACTCCGCCAACCATCCTTTGTGCGGCTCAAGGCTCAACTCAGCCTCAACGGCCGCTTCAACCACACCCTCTACGACGCGGAAACCCGCCAGGCAGTCCACGCCACTCTTGACATTGAGCGCGGCACTGAACAGGTCAGCGTCGTCGTTCGAATGGGCTCCACGCTGAATAGCCTGGGCCTCCCGATCGATGCCCCCTCCAACGCCAACACCGTGACCGATTACCTCGAGTCCATCGCAAATGGCCGCCTGGACACGGCGGACGCCACCCCGGCTCGCCACCGTTTCGACCAGGCTGCGTAGGGGGACGCGATGAAAGACTTGTCCCTGCACCAGGCCGCGCAGCGCCTCGGCCTAAGCCGTCCCGAGCTGATCAAGCGCATGAAGGCGGCCGGCCTGCTCGACAGCAGCAACCTTCCAGCCGTACCGGTCCGCGACCGTCTCTACCTGCGCGCAAAGGAAACGTCCTGGCACCACCCCGAACTCGGCATGCAGTACAGCCACTCGACGAAAGTGCGACCGGCCGGAGTGGCATGGCTGGCCGACAAGCTCGGCATCCCCCGAGTCTGCCCGCCGGCGGTCCCGGACCGCCGCGAGGTTGGCTGACGAACCCCGGCCCCGCGAGTACGCCCGCCAGATCGTCGCCCTTCGAACCATCGAGGAACGCAGGGCGGCCCTGGAGCGGGTGCCGGAACACCTTCGGGAACTTGTACGAACCCACGTAGAGATCGCCTGGAACCACCCCAAGGGGAACAAATGAACAACGCACGCCGACGCCAACTGCAACAGATCACCGCTCAACTCGAAGAGATCCGCGAGCAGATCGAAACCCTGGCTAGCGAGGAGGAGGAGGCCCTGGACGCTATGCCCGAGAGCCTGCAAGACAGCAACCGCGGAGCGCGCATGGAAGAGATCGTCGACCAACTCAACGAAGCAGCCAGCGGCATCGAAGACGCGGTAGCCGTGCTCAACGAGGCCGCCGCATGAGCACTCCTCACGACAACCAGCCCGAGCTTCGCCTCACTCCGGCCCCGCGCCCAGAGACAGTGGAACTCCTCTACCGCACCTTCGGCGACGTACTGATTCCGCTGGAGCAACTGCGCACCAGGTACTTCAGGAACCTCAACGAAGACAGCTTCAGCCTGGCCATCAAGGCCAAGCGGATAGCCCTCCCGCTGACCACCCTGGACCCCAGCCGCAAAGCGCCTTTGTTCGTTGACGTGCGCCACCTTGCGGCCCTGATCGACTCCCGAGCCTGGCAGGCCGACGAGGCATATGCCCGCCCCGGCAGTAACGAGTAACCACACCGGCCGCCACCACCGGCCATCCACCACCAATGGAGAAAACCACCATGCATACCCAACACATCATTCTCGCGGCCACCACGCTTGCCGCGCTGCTGATCCTGATCACCACCGCCTACCTTTCCGGCCGCAAGGACAGAAAGAACGCGCAACAGCAGGCGGTCGACGAGGCGCTCTATCTCTGCCGCGTCTCGCATTGGCAGCAGCGCCACGAAGAGCAACAAGCGGAACTGAAGCGCCTGGAGACGGAGCTGGAGACAAGCATCGCGACCAATCATCGGCAGGCTGAGACCGCGAAGCTCCTCCGCGAGCAGAACTTGGCCGCCGAAGAACTGGACGCCATCCGCACCGCCAGTCGCCTCCTCAGCGGCCACGCTCGACAGTTCCAAAAGACCGGCACCACCAAGCGCAACGCAGACGCCGAAGCCCAACAGCAGCTCGCCGCGATCCTCCAGCGGCTCGCCATTACGGAGCTGGCCAGCCAGTGCGCAGAAGCTGAAGCGCAGGAGGCGGCATGAACTACTCCAGCCTCTCCACCTACGACCTGCTGAAGCACCGCAGCCACCACGTCGACAGCCTGACCCGCCTGCGCCGCGCCCAGCCGCAGTGGGACGAGGACGCTGCTCGACGCGGGGAAATCACGATGGCCGATATCAGCGACCAGATCCGCGAGATCGATGACCACCTTCGTCCGAGCGGCTGGGAGTCAGTCGACCTCGACTACTCCGGCGACACCGCCCCGATGTGCATGTGAGGCAGCGCGATGACTACTATCCCGGCTAGCCGCGTAGCGGCACAAGACCAGGGCGCCGCCCTGGCACACGCCACCCACAGCACCCAAGCCCCGGCCGCGCAAAAGCGCGGCGGCGGCCTGGCACGTCGCATCCAACTGATCGCCATCGCCCAAGGCCGCCAACCGATGCCCGAGGGTGGCGCTATAGAAAGCCACTGCTGCGCAGCAGCAGGCATATTCCAACCCAACCTTCAGCACACGCCGAAGGCACGCATACCCCACGAAAGGCTGCGCCGGGGCGCGAAGCACATAGCCACGCTTCGCTTAATGACTCGCTCGCCCGCGCAGCTTGTCGAGGGGGGAAAGCGCCCACCGAAGCCCACCGATAACGCACTGATCCGCACGCTGTGCGCGCAGATCCGCGAGCAGAACCAAGAGATTGCCGCGCTGCGCATCGCGAACACCGACCTCCTCCAGCGCCTGGAGAAAGCCGAAGGGGGACGGGCATGACCGCTTTCCGTCGCCACGATCTCGCCCAGGCCATCTACCAGGCCCAGCTCCCTCTCGATCTTCGCGAATATCTGAACATCGATCTCTTCGCCGGCGGCGGCGGGGCCTCTGAGGCCATGGAGGAAGCCACTGGCGAGTTCGTCGATATCGCCGTGAACCATGACGACGATGCCGTGAGCATGCACATCGTCAACCATCCGCAGACCACGCACTACCGAGAAGATATCCGCCTGGTAGAGCCTCGGGTGGCAACTCGCGGGCGGCCCGTAGGCAGACTGCACGCCAGCCCCGAATGCACCCACCATAGCCAAGCCAGAGGTGGGCAGCCCCGCAGCAAGGAAAGTCGGTCGCTGTCATGGATGATGATCAAGTGGGCAGGCCAAACACGTCCCCTGATGCTCACCATGGAGAACGTGATGCAGATCCTCCAGTGGGGTCCGCTGATCGCCAAACGCTGCCCGCAGACCAAGCGGGTGGTCACTCTCGACATGGTGCCGCACCCAACCACCGGCAAGCCCATGCACCGCGTAGCCGAACCAGGCGAGCGCGTACCCGTACAGCGCCAGTACCTGATACCGGACCCCAAGCGCAAAGGACGCACCTGGGCGCGCTTCCTTCGCCTGCTCCGAGACATGGGCTACCAGTACCACTACGACAAGCTCGTTGCCGCGGACTTCGGCGCCGCCACCACCAGGGAACGCCTGTTCTTCATCGCGCGCCGCGATGGCATCCCATTGAACTGGCCAGAGCCAACCCACGCCAAGACCCCAGGCCCTGACCAGCTCCCATGGGTTCCCGTGGCTACGCACATTGACTGGAGCATTCCGTGCCCGTCGATCTTCCTCGACGCGACTGAAGGCAAGAAATTCAAGGTACGCCGCCCCCTCGTCAGGAAGACGCTCGACAGGCTCCGCAAGGGCGTAAAGAAATACGTCACCGATCACGCCGATCCATTCATCGTCAGCGTGAATCACGGTGGCGCCGGGTTCCGGGGTCAGTCCGTGCGCGAGCCCGCAGCCACCATCACCGGAGGCCACGGATTCGCTGTAGCTCAGCCCACGCTTGCCCCATTCATCACTGAGCATGCCAACGCAAGCAACCAACGCAACATGCCAGCCAACGAGCCCGCGCGAACTATCTGTAGCGAGGTGAAAGGGGGCCATTTCGCCGTTGTCGCCCCCGTACTTGTGAGCGCTGGCGGCCCTTCCTACGGCGGTAAACCGACCAGTTGCGGACAACCGGCCGGCACGGTCCTTACTGAAAACCACCGTGCCGTGGGCGTCGCCTACCTGGCGCAACACAATGGCGGGTACAACGCGACACTCGGCCGCCATCCTGCGGAGCCAGCCACCGCCCTGACCACCAGCGGGAGCCAACAGAACGTCGTGACCGCCAGCTTAGTAACACTGCGCAACGGCTGCACCGGCCGCGATCTCCGAGAAGGAGCCCCAGCGATAACCGCCGGCGCCGACGACCTGGCGCTCATGGAATGCACGCTATCGCCGGAGAACGAAGCCGGTGCGCTGCGGGTGGCGGCCTTCCTCATGGGGTACTACGGGTCCGACAACACCTACGATCCGCGAGATCCGGCCGCCACCATCACCACCCGCGACCGCCTCGCACTGGTGACCGTGACGATCAAGGGAAATCCCTACGTGATCGTAGATATCGGCATGCGGATGCTCACGCCGCTGGAGCTGTTCCTGATCCAAGGGTTCCCCAAGACCTACAAGATCGACGTAGGGCACGACGGCCGCCGTTTCAGCAACAAGGCCAAAGTGAAGATGTGCGGCAACTCGGTGTCGCCCAAGCCCTATTACGCCCTCCTCAAAGCCAACCCCCTCTTCCCCGAAGAAACCATGAGGGAGGCAGCATGAGCCAGAACACCCAACAAGACAGCCGCCCCATCGTCGAGGTGGTCGACCTTCCAGAGTTCAGCGTGGAGCACTCCACCGAGTTTCTGACCGGTTCCGCACCGTGCGCCGGCGTATCCCGCCCACTGACCTCCGTCTGGTTCGACCAGCGCGCCCACGCACTGTCCAACATCAACAAGACTGAGGGGGAGCAACAATGCGTAGAGCACTGACCGCACTCGGCATCATCGCCGCCCTCGGCCTTGCCGCGGTGCTCGCTGCAGAGGTGTTCCCAGCCCTCCGCACGCTGGCCGCCTGGCAAGCGGGGTGCTACTGATGAATACCCTGTTCCTTCTCATGGCCCAGTACAACGGCCTCGCCATCATCCCGCTGAATAGAGTATGCGCCGACTACTTCAGTCACCTGACTGTCGAGCAGTTCCAGCGGAAGGTCCTGGCCGGACAGATCCAGATCCCTATCACGCGGATCGAGTCCAGCCAGAAGGCTGCCAGAGGCATTCACTTGGCGGACCTGGCGGCGTATCTGGACAAACAGCGCGAGGTCGCCCTGAAAGACCATGAACGGCTAAACCGAGCCCGACCGGCGGCCTGACTTCTTCTTGGAAACCCATTCCCCGAAGGACACCGGCATCGCCAGGACCTTCGGGAGCCATTCCCAGCCAGCATATTTATCGCCAGACCCACGCAGATGGGTATATCGCCGAAGAGAGTTCCAATCTCGGTGCCCGCTGACCGAAGCCACCTTGGGAATGTCCCACTCCAGCTCAAACAGCCGACTGATCGCTTCGTGGCGCAGATCGTGAAACGTCAGATCCTCTATACCTGCGGCAGTGATCGCGCGACTCCATGCCCCCTGAATCGCATCGGTGGTGTATGGAAAGATCTCCTCGAAGGCCCGCGGCATACTCTTGATGACCGCCATTGCCTCCTCGGGTAGCTGACACCACACGTCGTTACCCCACTTGTCGCCTGGGTTCTTCATGTCCCGGACCAGGACGGCGCCCCGGGCCTCGTCCAGATCCGCCCACCGGATACGGATGATCTCCTCCTGCCTTCGGCTGGAGAACAATGCGAAGGCAGCGACCTTCGCCATGCACATCGAGGTCGGCCGCGATCGCCATGAGCGCTCGAACGCCTGGAACAACCGATCCAACTCTTCAAGTGTCGGGCGCCGATCACGCTCCCTGCTGCGCAACTTGTAACCCAGGTTCTTGAGAACTCTGCGGGCTTTCGCCATAACGTCCGGGTCGACTTGATACCCCCAGGCTGCCTCCGCCACTCCTAACACCGACCCAAGATGTGCCAGGTCATTGGCAACTGTCTGCGCCTTCACCCCTCCCCCGTCCGGCCCCATGCGCCACAGCGCATAGTCAACGAGCACCTGACTGGTGATATCCCGGTCGATGGTATCGCCCAGGTGGGAAGCGGCGATGGCGGTCAGCGTGGCGATCTTGGTCTTACCCAGCGGGCGAGTCTTATCCCGGTCGGCCAGGTACTGGGCGATGATGTTCCGAAGCAGTACCCCCTTTTTCGTCGCCCGCTCCAAGCCACCGGGCTCCGCCAATTCAGCCTCCCGACGGAGCGCCCATGCTTCAGCGGCCTTTTTCCGGCTGAAACTTGCGCTCTCCTGATAGACTTGCGCGCCTCCGCGCTTGATACGAATCTGCGCGGTGTACATCACCGTTCCATCGGCGTTGCGCCGAGCGCGAATAGTGGCCAT